ATTACTGATCTTGCATGAACTCAGAGCAAGCAGATCTCAGGATTGGAGTCACATACACTTCTTTTGTTGATGCAATTACTCTTTGATATTCTAGATTAGATATTAACTTATTTGACACTTTCTTCAAGAAAAAAAGATCTAGTTGAGTGCAAAAGTATTTAATTTTCATATGGTTGTCTTCAGGGAATAGATGATTATAGATAGGAATCTGGCTCACTGTGTTTAGAATATAATCATCCTTTTGCTCTAGTTCAATATTCTCATCAGACAACATTGATATTTTCAACATTCTGGTTCTAAGATACCTTTCTAAAGAACTGATAAGAGATGCTCTCACAACACCTTCTGAGTGTTGTATTTCTGTTTCTAATTCGTCTATCATTGTCTCAATTATGGCCAAAGGTCTTTGCATGAGATCCTGATCTTCTAAAATGGATTCAGTCAATGCAATTGAATCTGCTTCCCATTTACTACTTTCTTCTTCTCCTTCCAAATCTGTGTCATACATCCATATCCCTGTCAAAATGGACATGATTTTCCCTAAAGTTCCCTTAAACTTAACAGATACTTGAGAACTGGTCCATTTCCACAATTCTTTAAGAGTTTTATTTGTTTGCAATTGACTCATCACCTCCAATGAAGAAAAGAATTGAGGTGCAGAAGGCATATAGAGTTTACGATCCAAGCTAAACAAATACTCCTCTTCAGATCCTTCAACTGTGGAGAACATAGAGATCAGCTCATCTAGATTACTAATGTTAGCTCCAAGTCCTGACATTATTGGTAATAGGTCTGATGATTCTTCTACCTCAGCTGCCCAATCTGTTAAGAATCCTTGAGTTTGAGATAATATGTCAGAGGTTGTCCATAATCCTGATGCCATTTCTTTAAATTTCTTGAACTCATCCCCTGACAGGGTAAAGCTGTCTTCATTATCCTCTAGCAGTATGGCTCTTGGATTAATAAATGCACTAAGTTGAGATCGAAATTTGAGGAGATCCCATGGATGTGTGAATTCAAATTTCTTCCATGCTCCTCTCATGAATTCTATGCGAGTCTTGGGGAAGGGTTTTAACATGGTCTGCTCCATCATCTCAGTTGAACATAGATTCCCAAGAGCCCATCTAGATAACATTAGATCATTACAGTCAAGTTGTGAATTTGGGCACCAGTCTCTAGAAGTTAAGCTATCTGACAGTATTGTTAATTTCTCCATTATTGCAGTCCTTGCATCATAGATACATAGTCGTAAGTTTTGGTTTTGAGCTAATTCTACATCCCAAACCATCTTATCTAACTCACTTATTATTATTGACTCAAGATCTCGATTTATTGTGATACAGAAATTTCCTTCTGATTTGTCTCGAGTTGTCAATCTTCCTGATGGGGTCATATAATAATCTGCTTTGTTGTTTACATCTCCGTGGAGATTAAATTCCTTCATCAAATTAGCTAGATTAATGCCTAGACTTCGTGAATCACCAATATTTTTAATGGTGATCATTTTACACATATTTTTCTTGGTTGTTGTATTTTTCTCCATTTTTATTACACAATCAGAACCACACACTCTACCTCTCCACTCTCCAACTCCCTCTCTATCCTTTCCATATCCTCCCTGTCTTTTTGTAAAAAACCCAAGAACCCCAATCTTAAGCTGCTCAATTCTAGCTAAAATCTTCATTTTATCATCTCCTGCTAGGAAATCTCTCATTATCTTTAATTTCTTCAAGGAGTTTGGTAAAGTTGCAGCAGGTTGTTTCAGCAATGCACTTGATTTCAGCACATCTTTACACAAACTTGTTAATGAGCTTGAATTATACCAATATGAAGAAATACTGAATAATTGAGACCTCAACTGTTTTGCATTAATGTCATCCATTTCCTTAGAGTACCTTATTTGAGTTTGAGGCCAATATATCCTACTCATGGTATGGAGAATGTCTTTGCTTCTTGCTTCAGTGTCTTGAAGTTTAATCTCACGAGCTCTTACTTCTAAACTTTCCAAGAATGACTTTAATGTTACTATGGAACAATTTAGATTTGTAGCAGTTTCTCTCATGCCATCAATACCTAGAGTTTTAGATATGAAGGGAAATCTATTTGTTATATAAACCCAGTGAACATCTGCTTGTCTTCTACTTAGAGGGAGTTTCCCTATATTGAGCCAATTCCTCTTACAAAGATCTAGTATTGGTAATTGGTCACTAGGCGGTTCAAACACTGTTATGGAAACATTGCTTACTTTCTTTAAAGACATTTTTGTTGTTGCAAGATTCCTAGTTATGTGCACTATTGATTTGTATAATCTAGAAAACTCATCATGAAGAGGAAAGATCTGCTCAATAGGTGATTTCACTATTGGTTTATTGTTCTCCTCTTTGAGTAGTGACAATAGACTTTTCTTTGTCAAGGTATCTCCTTCCCATCTAGAGAAACAAGGAAATATATGCATGTATGCAGATGCAGCAACCATTCTTAATGCAGGAGATACATTTGATAAACTTTCTTTTACACCTGGGGAGAATACCTTCAATATCAAGCTGCTCTCCTCTTCCTCCCATGATGTATGCCTGCCCCATAGCAGAAGTGGATCTTGCTCCACTTTATTAACTGCAGATTCATATGTACCTAGAGATATATTCTTTATCAACTTTTCAAAAATTGACATGTGACCAAAATGCAATCTTACAGATTTGAGATCTTGTGTTTGCATGTTAGCAGGCGCTTCTTCCGGAGTATATGACAACTCAACATCAGAATCAAGTCTTGATTTTATATTTTTCCCATATTTAGTAGATTTAAATAGGCTAAACAAACTAAATTCTACACCAGTGATACCAGCTGCAATATCGTAATCTAGAGGGAAGAACCCAAGAATTGGTTCAGGACTTGATTCAATTCGCTTAGCAACTTCTGCTCCTGTAGGTTGACAAAATATTCCAATTAGCATATAATGGTACTCACACTGAAACAGTTGCACAACGGCACACTCTAAGGTAGATGCTCCACCTGACAAGCATTCAGTTAGTACACTATTGAAATTCCTTATCCTATCAACAAACCTTTCTGTGACATTAATTGAGAAGGCTGCACTAATCCACCTAAAAGTGGGCTTTACAATTTTGTGTCTTGCATACCATTCTGAATTATATTCTATTAAGTCCAATGTACCAATTGAACTTTTGTCTTTGCTATTGTAAATTGACATGTGTTCTGCAACATTTTCTTTAAATTGTAGAATTCTACGGGCTAGCATGAGTTTTTGTTTAGTCATAGGTCCAGGCAAACTTAACATCATGCCTGAGTCATCACTACCTTGAATAATAGTAATAACACTTTGAGAGATTCCAATATCTGATAATAATTCAGAGGAAATCATCTTCATACCTTCTTGTATCATAGTGTGGTAAAGAGAACTAGTTGTGTGCAATATTCCTTGAAACATTCCTGAGATGATGTTTATCTTGTTTGAGCATGGTTTTAGGAATATCCCTGTTCCTGTATAGAATTCTTTCATGAATCTCTCATATATTGGATTTGACTTAACATCTTGATTTGTCAGGAAATCAGCTACCTGCTGTAAAGGGAAACTTAATCTCTTTCTAGGCCATAGGGACATTCCACTTATCAAAAATGGTCTCAACTCTATTGGAGCTATAACTGAAAACATAGCAGCAAAATGAGAACTATGATGACATTGACACCATTTAGTTGCATCTGCTGATTTAGACATCACAAAGTAGTTAGTACCTAACACGTCCCTGCTTTTCTGGTAGTGTGATTTCACAAAGTGTTTTTTTGTATCTGGATTAATAGTTGTTTCAGAAGGAAAAAAATTACAAGTTACTCTTGAGAACATTTCTATGTGGAATTGAACAATTCTTGCCATTATTGTTAAGACATGGATTTCACGATCACCACCATGTTGAGGCTTTGCAAAACAATCACTATCAAAGTATCCTTGTTCTAGAAGTTTGTTTAAACACCAGGGTAATAATTCAATTTCATGATCAATTGTCATCTTGCCTGTGTCATCAAAATAATCATGAACCAATGCTATCAATGCCTCTAGGACCTTAGGTCGTTTTTTTGCTTCATCTTCATTAAGAGGTTTCAGCTTCTCATACACCTGTTTAGAAGTCTCATTAGTTTCAACTATGGGAACAGAGAAGTCTTCTGGATGTTTCCTAGATGATGCTTTTAGGGTTGCTAGAACTGAAAAATTTGTATAAGCTATCTCACTACAATAGGTATCATATAAAGCATCTTTGTGATTCTCTCCCATCTTACTGCTTAAAATTCTTGAGAAAAGATGGAGAAACATTTTTAACAGATGTTTATTACTCGCATATTTTGGAGTAGTCAATCCAGTTGTGAACATGGTTTTAACTGTGTCTCTAAAATTGAATTCTTGTTGAAGTATCTTCTTTAAAACCTTAAAGGTCCGATTGTTTCCCCTCCCTCTCTCTTTTGATATCACATATCCAAAATAAAATGAATTAATAAGTTGTGATAAACTTAGATCTTCCTTAGAGAAAACACTCTTAATGTTTAAATAATCATACATAATTAATTGGCCTTCTTTTGATGGAACTTTCAAGATTGAATTGAGATTGTAATAGTCCATATTGTTGATAGTTTTTTGAAGATAAAATGATGTCAGACGAGATCTTAAAACCTCAGGCAACCTTGATGTGAAATCATAAGGACAGTTACCAACATCCTCAAAGATTTTCATGAAGAAATATCTCTGAGATGTGATTAATTCTTCAACATCTGTCTTATTATTCATGAAAAGTAATAATATTTTTGGGGCTATCTCAGATACAAAATTACCAAACTTATCTCTATCTTGATCATTTGTCATAAGATGAGCTATGATTCCTCCCATGTAAGGTCCAGCTTTTATGTAGTGTTCTATTGTGGGTTCATTGTAAGAGCAAAATTCTGTTATATAGTGGGTTGCAGTTTTGTAAAATCTAGGTCCAATCTTCCCACAACTTAAAATTTGGGAGTCAATAGGGAATGCAAAGGATACAAATATGTGCCCTTTTGGATTATATATTATCATTTCTATTCCTGATTTGGTTGTTTTCCTCAAAAAAGTATCAGGCTTAGTCCATTGTTTATAATGAATAGCAAGTTCAAAAAATATTTCTGATATCATCATAGAATAGTTGAATATATCTGTTTCCCTAATCATTTCCCACATTTTTAAAGACTCTTGTTCTGAACCTCCTGTAGATAAAAGTTTTGATGATCTCACAAGAGAGGCCAAGTGTCGTGGCTCAAATTTATAATCAGATGTGTTCCTAAACCAATCTTTAGAATGGAAATCATCTATGTCCCAAGTTGGTACATTTGGATGAAAACTTTTCTTACTTGTCATTTCATGGTCCATAATACAAGGGTCATCTTCTAATTCTCGTCTTGATAATCCTAGTAGTGCTAGTTCAACTTTGTCTTTCCTGGGAGGATCAAATTTGAAGGTACTTTTTATTTTGGCTAAATGTTTCACAGTGTCAATATTCCCTGAATCCCCATCTAAAATCATTTTACAAGCATCAGAAAATTGCTCTCTGACTTCATTTGATGATGACCATAAATCTTTCAAAGCTGGAGGTAATTCATCACTCTTCACTCCAACAGTATGTTTTTTTGTTCCAGAATGCATAATAGATGGAATGTTTGAAATTCGCTTCATGTCCATTCTAGAGTTTTCTGGATTAAATCCAGTTATATAAGAATCTAGACTTTCTCGATTTACAGTCTTAATTGTCTCAGTATTTCTGAATTCTTGCTCCATGATTTTCTTTGACATAGTTTTGTCTGCTGTTGTTATTTCTGAGTCAAATTCCTTGATTGTAGAAATGTCAAATGTTGGAGATTCAAGACCAAAATCTGTGATGGATCTGAATATCTGCTTTATGAGAGAAATGTCTTTAGTGTCTTTTTCTGCAAAAACATTGTATCCTTCTTGCTCACTTATGATGGGTTCCAGCTGCTTCACCATTGTATATCTTGCACATAATTCACATGCTTGCGTTTCTGTCATAGGTAAGTTAGTGTAAATTTGATTAAAAGATACAATCAAAATGTTTAATTGTGAAATTGTGTCCTGCAATTCGGGCTCATAATGGAGTTCTTTCCTTCTGAATTCAGATTTCATATAGGATTCACCTAAAATAAATGATGTACCTAATTCCAGAATCTGTTTATTTCCAATATTAATGCAATCTGGAGTCATTTCAGACCCAGGATAATCTACCCCAAGTACTGATAATTTGACATCAGTAGAATCAGTCCAGCAATTGGCAACAAAATCATGTGACATGTTTTTTATTTGAAATGCATTTCCCTTAATTGAGTAAGGCCCAATGGATACAGTATATACATCATTATTCTTCTCAACAGTCCCTGTATAGGGAACTATTACATCATGAATTGATAATGAACCTGGATCACAGGTGTATTTCAATGGAGGAGATAAGTTTTCAAGTAGACTTTTGATGTTAAAACCTATCAGAGATCCTACTCTATAATCTTGAAATATTGGTTTTATCTTAACATTACTTCTCACTTTGTATGACTGGCATATACATTTCACAAACTCTTCATCTCCACAATAGTTGATGGTATCCTTCCACCTTCTTTGACAAGACATGCATTTATACTCAGATTCTAATGCACTACCATCCCATGAAGCTGCAGATTGAACATGTAATAATTGTCTTGATGAATAAACTATACTTTTCCCAAACCAACTGTTAGAATAATATGGCATTATTGATCCAATTCCAGGGAAATAACCATGTATGGAGAACATTAACGCCCTATTATCCAAAAGTTTGAGATAACACAATCCCGGTTCCTCTAATTGTTGATCACATAAAATACTGCACAAGTCCTTATCCATGCAACTAGCAATATGACCACAGGGTGCCTGATTCAGTGAAGGAGGATACCTAGTGAAATTGGAGGGTGATGTTATTATATTCCTATTGTATAATGCAATCTTCAAATTCTTCTTATCAACCTCGCTTAAAAAAGTAGTTATCAAATTGTGAATTTTGTCCATGTTAACAG